AGACAACCGAAACACTACCTGCAGCAGAAAGAGTAGGACCTATTAAAGAACAGTTTCCAAATGAATTTGAAAAAGCAAACAAGGCAATAGTAAACTATAGCAAAGACGTTCCAGAAAATTTTAAAGAATTAATGGGTAGATCAGAGGGTAAAGAAAAAGTTCAAAAAGCTGCTGAAGCTTTATTTGATGACGACATTTTTGAGGATACATTAGACACAAGGGAATTAAATAACATAAGACAATTAGAAGAAAGATATGTTGGGGATATTTTAGATAGAGGAGATCCTTCTATTCCATTAGCTTTTACAAATTCAATGATGAAACAATATGAAGAGTATTTTGAAGATTACAAAGAAAAACTTGCAGAGGTCGCTAAAGAAAAATTAGGTGATGAATTTAAAATGTTTAGGTTGATGAAAAAAGATGATGCATTAAAAATGTTAATTGATCAAGAGTTACCAACAATTAAAAAATTAGATGAAGATACAAATGAAGTAACTCCTCTCACTATGAATGTATTGGGAGAAGATGTTGAAATGTTACAAGAAAACATGAGTTTTACTTTAAATCCTAGAACTGCACTCGGTTTTAAAGAAATATTTGACAACAAAGCACCTGATGAAAACTTTGTCTTAATTGAATTCACGGCAAGTCCGTCTGATATCATAATGAGAGGACATGCAGGTGAAACTGATTTAGTCCTTAATATGGGAGAGGCTATAAGTTCACCTAAACTTTTTAAATTATATAATTTTAAATATACAACAAATGAAGAAGGTAAAATGGATGTTAAAATATCTCCCAATGAAGAATTTAAAGGTTTTATGGATCGAACTAAAAAAGCAGGTTTAGCAGACGGAGGCATAGTAGACCTATTAAGATTATGACATTCACATTTAAACACCCTAGTAAATACAAGAAACTATCGACAGGAGCCCCTCCTAAATCTGGCCCTACACCACAAGGGTTGAATGTTGACTATAATACTGTTAAGACGGTAAAACTGGAGAAAACAAATGGCAGAAATAGACAAGTCTTTACCGAACGTAAAGCAAACAATAAACGTACCTAGTCCTGAAGAGATAGTAGTAGATATTCAAGATCAGCAAAAAGAGATAGCTGATAACCCACCTTTAAACATAAAACCAAATGAAGATGGTAGTGTTGATATAGAATTTAGTCCGTCTGTTGCTGGTGAAGAGCAAGGACAAGACCACTTTGCAAATCTTGCAGAGTTATTACCAGAAGAAGTATTAAGGCCTATCGGCAGTGAACTGTTTTCTAATTATCAAGATTACAAAGCATCAAGAAAAGATTGGGAGCATGCATACACAAACGGTTTAGATCTTTTAGGATTTAAGTATGAAGAAAAATCAGAACCGTTCAAAGGCGCATCAGGTGCAACACACCCAGTATTAGCAGAAGCTGTTACACAGTTTCAAGCATTAGCGTACAAAGAATTATTACCATCACAAGGACCAGTTAGAACACAAATCATTGGTGCACCAACTCCAGACAAAGAAGCACAAGCACTACGTGTAAAAGAATTTATGAATTACCAAATAATGTCAGAGATGAAAGAGTATGAGCCAGAGTTTGATCAAATGTTATTCTATTTACCATTAACAGGTTCAACATTTAAAAAAATTTATTACGACGAGATTATGCAGAGAACAGTTTCTAAATTTGTTTCTGCAGATGATTTAATTGTTCCGTATTCAGCTACCTCATTAGATGATGCGGAAACAATTATTCATGTTGTTAAAATGTCAGAAAACGAATTAAGAAAGCAACAGGTCGCTGGATTCTACAGAGACATTGAGTTGTCACCAGGACAAAGCGAAGAGACAGAGTCACAGAAAAAAGAACGAGAGCTAGATGGCATGAGCAAAAGTAGAGACCAGCAAATGTTTACATTGTTGGAGTGTCATGTAAATTTAGACATAGAGGGTTTTGAAGATACTGACAGCGCTGGTCAAGCGACAGGTATCAAGTTGCCTTACATAGTTACAATCGAAGAAGGATCTAATGAAGTATTATCTATTAGAAGAAACTACGAAGTAAACGATGCAACTAGAAGTAAGATACAATATTTTGTTCATTTTAAATTTTTACCAGGTCTAGGCTTTTACGGTTTTGGTTTAATTCACATGATAGGTGGATTATCTAGATCTGCAACTGCAGCCCTTAGATCTTTGCTTGACGCTGGAACCTTTTCTAATCAGCCATCAGGATTTAAGATGCGTGGTATAAAATTAAGAGATGAAGCAGCTCCGATACAGCCAGGTGAATTTAGAGATGTAGATGCACCAGGTGGTAATTTGAGAGATGCATTTATGCCTTTACCATTTAAAGAACCATCAGGCACACTGCTACAGTTGATGGGTATCGTGGTTCAGGCAGGACAAAGGTTTGCATCCATCGCTGACCTACAAGTCGGTGAAGGCAATCAACAAGCGGCTGTTGGTACAACTGTTGCTATGTTGGAAAGAGGATCTAGAACAATGTCAGCCATCCACAAGAGGCTCTATGCCTCAATGAGAAGAGAGTTTAGTTTAATGGCTAGAGTCTTTAAACTTTACCTACCTCCAGTCTATCCCTATGACGTTGTTGGCGGTCAAAGACAAATCAAGCAATCTGATTTTGATGACCGTATTGACATACTGCCAGTTGCAGATCCCAATATCTTTAGCCAAACGCAAAGGATATCTTTAGCTCAAACTGAGATGCAGCTGGCAGCATCTAATCCTGCTATTCACAACCAGTATGAAGTTTACAGAAACATGTACGAGGCACTAGGTGTTAAAGACATAGATTTAATTTTAAAAAAACCACAACCACCAATGCCAAAAGATCCAGCGTTAGAGCACATTGATGCTCTGGCTGGTGTGCCGTTTCAGGCTTTTCCTGGACAGGATCATCAGGCTCACATCACAGCGCATTTAAATTTTATGGAAACTAACATGGTGAAAAATTCACCAGTGATAGGTGCTGCAATACAAAAAAATATTCTAGAACACATTAGTTTAATGGCGCAAGAACAAATTGAAATGGAGTTTAAACAAGAATTACCACAACTTGCACAGATGCAACAGATGGCTATGCAAAACCCACAACTACAAATGCAGGTTAGAATGCTAACAGAGAGGATTGAAGCTAGAAAAGCAGTGTTAATATCAGAAATGATGAAAGATTTTGCTGAAGAAGAGAATAAAATTACGTCAAGATTTGATAATGACCCTATTGCTGCACTAAGATCTAGAGAAATAGACTTACAAGCAAGAGAAAATGAGAGAAAAGAGCGTGAAGGTAAGGAAAGATTAGACCTAGATCGTATGAAAGCAATGATGAATGACCAAAATCAAGATGAAAAACTAGATCAGAACGAAAAACTGTCTAAGTTAAGAGCTGATACGTCTATTCAAAAAACTATTTTAAGTAAAACTATACCATCAACGGATAAAATACCAAATCAAGTATCAATTGTTAGAGGAGAGGAGTAAAATTTATGGCATTTCCTATTTTAGGTGCACTAAAACTTGCAGTAAACGCTGGTTCGCACATTTATAAGAAGAAAAAAGAAACACAAATGATGATGGCTAACGCACAAGCCAAACATGCTGAGAAAATGGCAAACGGTGAGTTAGAATATTCTGGAAAATTACTAGAAGCTAGACAATCGGACTGGAAAGACGAATTCGTATTGGTCGTTTTAACGCTCCCGATACTAGTGATTGCTTGGGGGGTCTTCTCAGACGATCCGAGTGCGTCTGCGAAGATAAAAGAGTTCTTTGAACAATTCCAACAGCTGCCGTCGTGGTTCACAAATTTGTGGATTCTTGTCGTCGCGAGTATATATGGTATAAAGGGAACTCAAATTTTTAAAAACGGAGGAAAAAAATAATGCCAAATAGACTATACAACAAACAAGTTTCACCTAAAGGATACAAGATGGGTGGAAGAGTTAAAAAAATGGGTGGTGGAATGATGAAAAGAAAACCCATGATGAAAGGATCTAAACCTGATTTTTTAGATTTAGATAAAGACAACAATAAAACTGAGTCCATGAAATCTGCAGCAGCATCAGCTAAAAAAATGATGAAAGGTGGCAGAGTTAAAAAAATGGGTGGCGGAATGTCTAAGTTAAATCCAGGCCTTAGAAAATTTATGATGGCCAAGAAAAAAGGTAAGTAATGGCTGGTAAAGGTTTGTACGCAAACATTGCAGCTAAAAAAGCTAGAATCAAAGCTGGCTCTGGAGAGAAGATGAGAAAACGAGGAGCCAAAGGTTCACCAACTGCAGCTAACTTTAGAAGAGCTGCACAAACAGCGAGGAAAAGATAATGACTAAATTATGTCCTAGAGGTAAAGCAGCAGCAAAAAGAAAGTTTAAGGTATATCCCTCAGCTTATGCTAATGCCTATGCTAGTAAAATTTGTGCAGGTAAGATCAAAGATCCATCTGGTGTAAAAAGAAAAGATTTTAAAGGACGTAAACCAGCTGCTATGGGTGGTAGAATATACAGAGCTGGAGGCGGACTTACAGAGGCTACTGAAAGATTAAGAAGACAAGGCCTTGGCATGGGTGGTAGCGCTTGCATACAAATAAAAGGTTTTGGTAAAGCACGAAGACCAAATAAATAATCATGGCAAAGAACGGTCTTGATAAATGGTTCAAACAGAAATGGGTGGACATTGGTAGCAAAAAGAAAGATGGTTCTTTCTCAAAGTGCGGCCGTTCAAAACAGAAAGCAGACGCAAAGAGAAAATATCCTAAATGTGTTCCACTAGCTAAAGCAAGACGAATGTCTGAGGGACAAAGAAAATCTGCGGTAACAAGAAAAAGAGCAGTTGCTCAAGGTGTTGGTGGTAAACCAACTAATGTAAAAACTTTTACAAAAAGAAGTAAAGCTGCTAATGGTGGCTACATGGGGACTTTTATAAAATTAGATGTAGATGGAAAAGTATCTGGAAATCCAAGTTACAGAAAATATTATAAAGGCATGATCTAGTGAGAAGACAAGACAGACAACCACCCAAAACTAAAAAATATTTTAGGTCAACTAAGTCTGGTGCAGGCATGACCAAGGCTGGAGTTGCTAGATACAGGAGAGAGAATCCTGGATCTAAATTAAAAACAGCGGTCACTGGCAAAGTCAAACCAGGATCTAAAGCTGCTAAGAGACGTAAATCTTTCTGCGCAAGAAGCGCAGGTCAAATGAAGAAGTTTCCTAAAGCTGCAAAAGATCCTAATTCTAGACTACGTCAGGCTAGAAGAAGATGGAAATGTTAATAGATTTTTTTAAAAAAATATTTGGTCTTGATAAATTAGATTATAGAATTAGAAGACTAGAGAGAGCAAAATATTGGAAGGAGAAATATGAAAAAAGCAAAAATGAAAATTAAGAAAGTTATGAAAGGTTTGCAGAAAGCGTCTAAGACACATGCTTCTCAAGCAAAAACTTTGAAAGGAGTTCTACATGGCGGATCCAAAAGTAGGAACGGGAAAAAAGCCTAAAGGAAGTGATAGACGACTTTATACTGATGAAAACCCGCGTGACACTGTTAAGATCAAGTTCGCAACGCCAACAGATGCGAGAAAGACGGTTGCGAAGGTTAAAAAAATATCTAAACCGTTTGCTAGAAAAATTCAAATTTTAACTGTTGGAGAACAACGGGCAAAGGTTATGGGTAAAAGAGAAGTCGCCTCTATATTTAAAAAAGGTAAAGACGCTATAAGAAAGGCAAGAGCATGAGAAGAGCAATACTTGAAGCCCTTCGTGCTAGATACGAAGCTGAGATTGCAGAAGCTGATGCGACTGCAAATATATATCTAGAAAACAGTGTTGGTATAGGAGAACATCCTCAACACATAGAAGAGGTAGATAAACAAATAAATAAAATAGCTAATGCAAAAGAAAAACTAGATGTATTAGATGAGTTTGAACCAGAGAAAGGAACAACGCTATAATGGAAGATGGATTAGTAATCGTTGCAAAACTACAAAAACTTATGAGAGATAACTTACAAAAAGTTGGAGACATCTTAATAAGTGGTGGGGTTGACAACATGGAGAAATACAAGTATCTATTAGGACAAGCGAATACATATCAAATTATGTTACAGGAAATCTCTAACCTGCTAGACAATAAGGAGCAAAAGGATGAAAAAGGAACAGTTATCGACCTCAACCAACGAGGAACCAAAAGTTAAACCAGCACTATTAGATAAAATAGAAGCTGAAAAAAAATCAAAAGTAGATCTTTCAAAAAAAGAATCATCAAAATTACCCGAACCCACTGGTTGGAGACTCTTAGTTTTACCTTTTAAAATGAAAGAGAAAACTAAAGGTGGACTTTACTTAGGACAAGACACAATTGAGAGACAACAAGTTGGATCTAATTGTGGAATGGTTTTAAAAATGGGTGCACATTGTTACGACAAAGAAAGATACCCAGAAGGTCCATGGTGTAAAAAAGGTGATTGGATTATCTTTGCAAGATATGCTGGATCAAGAATACAGATCGATGGTGGGGAAGTAAGACTGCTAAATGATGATGAAGTTTTAGCAACCATTGAAAACCCTGAAGACATATTTCATCAATATTAAACATAGAAGGAGAAACTATGCCAGAAACAGAAGAGAAAAAAATAGAACCCATGGTTGACATAGATACCTCTGGACCAGAGGTTGAAGTTAATGTTGAAGAGGACAAAAGAACCTATGATAACAAAAAAGATCATGGAACAGATATCTCATATGAAAATGAGAGAGAAACAAAAACAGAAGAAAAAGAAGAAATAAAAGTTGAAGAAGTAAAAGAAGAAACAAAACCAAAAGAAGAAGCAGAAGAAAAGAAAAAAGAATTAGAAGATTATAGTGATGGTGTTCAAAAAAGAATTGCAAAGCTAACTAAAAAATGGCGTGAAGCGGAAAGACAAAAAGAAGCTGCCATAGAATATGCTAAAGGAGTTCAAAAAGAACAAGAAACTTTAAAAACTAAATTATCAACTATTGAACCAAATTATGTAAATGCCATGGAAGGCAGAGTTGTATCTGGCTTACAAGCAGCACAGTCAAAACTTGCTAGTGCAAGAGAGACTGGTGATATTGCAGCTGAGGTAGAGGCACAAAAGATGATCGCGAGATTGGGTGTAGAGGAAGCAAGAGTAGCTAATTTAAAAAAACAAGCTGCTGTAAAACCTGAAGAAAGAAAAGCTCCTACGTTAGATCAAGCGATAGCACCTCAACAAGCTCAACCTGATCCTAAAGCTGAAGCATGGGCGGAAAGAAACTCATGGTTTGGAACAGATAACGCCATGACTTACACTGTATTTGATTTACATAAAAAACTAACCGAAGAAGAAGGGTTTGATGCTCAATCTGACGAATATTATAATGAGATAGATAAGCGTATGAGACTTGACTTCCCGCATAAATTTGATAAAAATGAAGATACGGTAACGACTAAACCAACACAAACAGTAGCTTCAGCAAAGCGAAGTGTAAATAATAAGTCGCAGAAAACGGTGAGACTCACGCCATCTCAAGTAACAATTGCTAAAAAATTAGG